AACGTCATATGCATTGACATTTTCTTGTATGGACATTAAGCGCCTTCTTTGTCACCATAAGCCATATTTCTTTGAGGTTCATCACTTACTAACATGCAGTCTTTAGGGTCAACACATCGAATTGTTTTATCGCCTTCTGCATCAGTAATGTTAACACCACGTGTCCATCTGCCATGACCAACAAGAACCCATTGACCTACTTCAAGTCCACTGTTATGATCTGGTCCTAATGAATATACTTGTGCCCAACGAGGCTTGATCCCTGAAGATTTCTTATCATCGTCCATTAAAATGATACCAGAATCTAATGTTTGTCCACCAAAATCCATATTGTGTACAATGATTTTATCAGAAATTGCTCTCAATGACTTGCATTGAATACGATTGATATTTGATTTAAGTCCTATTGCCATTTACTTCTTACCTTTCTTTTTTGATTTTGGTTGTTCTGTTACAATGTTCTCTAAAGCCGCTTTCTTAATTGCTTCGATGTCAAAGTCTTCTTCTAACTCTGCTAACTCAGCCTCTTCAGGATGTAGTTCTAATTCTCCTTCTCCTCCGAAACTATCTGGAGCCTCATCTGCTGATTTCATTACAAATTCTTCAGGCTCTACTGGGGGAATAGGAGCAATTTCTGCTTCGATAGGTGCTACATATTCTTCTACTGGTTCGACAGTTTCTTGCACTTGTGGTTTTGATTCTTCTACTAATTTATCTAACATAGGAGTTTCAACTGCTTCTTCTTCTTTGTCTGGAATTTGTTTAGAATTCAGTGCATCTAACTCTCTCAGTTGTTTTGGTGATAACGGTGCATTTGGATTAGCACTCGGACTAAGATCAGGATGTTCTGGTCTTGCTTGAGCAGTTTGAGATCCTACTTGAGAAGCATAAGAATCTGCTACTTTATCACCTGCAGTTCTGATGACTTGTCCATTTGCATCAATCTCATCTCCACGTGCATTGACTTGATTTATATTGCTGACTGCTCTAGTTTTTTCATGTTTAGATATTAGGCTTGCCATATCTAATGATCTTCCTCTAGCAGTTTTGTATATTTTTCCCATAATCTTATCCTATTTTAAAAATTCTTCGATGTTTAAATCGTAGTGTAAACTATTTATTCTGTGAATACCTATCAAAAACAAAACAAAACTAGATACACTCGATCCTCTCCCAACTCCCCATACTATATTGTTCTTTCGCATTAAGTCTACAAGATACTTCATATATTGCAACAAAGTAAAGAGTCCTCTCTTTTCATACATCAACAACTCTTTGCCTGCTCGTTGTAGTTCCTCTTCATGTGTACACTGATCTAATACGAACTTTGCAATATCAAACGTTTTATACTCATCAGGCATAAACCATTGACTCCTAAGAATTTGATCAAAGTCTTCTACTGACACGTTAATGTTTTCTGTTAACTCTTTGACTAAATTAGGTACATTCTCTAATTCTAATGCTGGGTCAAAAGGCACAACTTCATCTACTATAACAGCATGTTTTAACTTAATAGTGGGATTAGTCATATACAAATCAAACAAGTCTTGCTCGTTGTATATAGGCTGTCCATAGTTGTTCTTAATCATGCAACTATTATATATGTATTGAAGTGAGAAATCAAGTATTATGGTCTAATTTTTGATTGGCTTTTTTACCTTTTTTGGCAAAACCCAAATCTAGTTTTTCCCATGCATCATCACTGAACAGTTCTATAATTTTATGATCTTCGTCTGAGTTTTCTAGTTTAGAATCTTCCATACATATTGTAGCACAATTCCACCATTTAGAAGAGTGTTGATCGATAATGTCTTCTGCTATCTCAGATACAGTATGAAATTTGACTCCTTCACTGAATGTTGATCCTAAAATTAAATCTGTTACTATGAGTTTGTTTTCAGTTATTGCATTGAATTTAGTTAGTAATACCATAGAAATTATCTGATCATGTGGTTCGTCAGGCAATGTACAAATATTGATACCGGCGGCTTTGTATTTCTGTATTGCTTTAGTCTCACTCTCTTCTATAAACAGACCACTTTGAATTCTATGTGAGATAAAGTAATGAATACGTTCTAATGCAATATTATGTTCTTTAATGACATCAGTATTAACTAACATCGATAATGTTATTTGGTATTGATTGATGTAAAAACCATCTTCAAAATGAATAGCGGTATCAAACAGAAAATCTTTTTCTATTCGTTGAGTCACTTTTTGTCTCCGTCAACATGAATATTATTACCTAAGTCTTGCTTTGCAAAAACTTCATCTAGTTTTTTCTTATGTTGTGCTTGATAACTAGTAACTGCCATTCTTAATTGATTGAGTAGAGGCTGGTTACCAGAAGCCATAGCAAAGTTAATTTTAGTAGTTAAACTTGAAAGTGTTTCTTGTAGTTCTTCTAGGCTTTTGTTAGATAAGTCACTTTTATTGATAAAAGGATGTTCCATCAATACCTCCTTAGAACGATTCTAATGGTATCCGTTTCCAAATATCGTGCCCTTGCACGTATATTGTTGCAACTGTGCCACTGAGCAATGCTGAGTCAGATACATCTGTTAATTCTACTTCAGGACCTGCAACACCACCAGCAACACGAGATTTGCTAAGTGTTATAGTAGTTGTTGAGGGAGCAGTTTTAACATAGTATGTTGCATTTTCTTCTAAATTAGCATTAGTAACATTGGCACCTGAAAAAATTATTGGTTGATTTGGACAGAAAGAGTTTGCAACTGGTGCCAAAGCACCTGAAAATGTAATCACATTACTAGCAACTGTTTCCAGATTTCCTGCTGTTACATTACTGTCATAAGTTCCTACACAAAGATATGTATAACCTATAGGTGATGCCTGCATAGTGCCTGTAGCAGTTGAGAGTGTTAAAGGTGTAGTAAGTGCGGCATCAGTTGTAACTACAAAACTAGTGTCTGTTGTAATAGTCGAAACATAGTATGTTGTTCCTGCAACTGGCCCACCAAAAATCGCTTCTCCACCTTGTCCAGTGAATTCAATTGGCATGCCTATATAGAATCCTTCTGTAGAATCAGTAGTGAAAACATTCGTTGTAATTGTTGTAGCAGTCACTGTGATAGGTTCTACGACAGGAGTAAGAGCAATATCTCCGTTTCTATCACCTACGTAGCCTGTTGGTGTCATTGCTTGTCTAACTTCAACCTGTGATGTTTGATAACCCCTATTAATAGGTTCTATTGTAACTGTGTTACCACAGTTTGTAGTTGTAAGTTTGTATTGTAAGTTAGTAACATTATAAGGCGCTTTTGCAATCGTTAAGTTTCCAGCATTAAGTGCATTGTTTTCTACGATATTGCCACTAGCATTAATAGTACCAGGAAAAGTAATATATGCATCTGAATTTCCAATTGTTAAATCTAATGTGATTTCACTTTTAGTTCCAGAAGGTGCCCAACCAGCTACTTGTAATGTAGTGTTGCCTGTAATAGTACCAGTTTGTACATCACCTAAAGTAGCATCTACAACAACTGACCCAGATATCGCATTACCTAAATTATATGTAGTCGATCTAAAGCCTCGCACAGCCGCATTACTGATCAGTGTGTTAGCCATATTATTGTCAATAGCAACACCAGTTAAACCTTGTTTGAGTACGGCTTTGTCTTGCAGTTCTGTAATCTCAGTACTTGCAGTATTTAAATTGTTTTTGATAGATGTGAAATTATCTCTAAATCCTTGAGTGGAGTTATTTTCTCCTGGGACAGGATAATCGACATTGATTCCGTTTGTATTAATTGTACTCATAATTTGTTTGTTCTCTTAATATAGTATTTATCAACGTAAATTAGCCGGATACATTTCCTTCATCAGGCAATATTGTTTTTCTAGGGAATAACACATGAAAATTATCTCTCTCAACTGGATCAAGCGGTGGAGACGCACTAGGTAGCCCTGTCCATGCAGGAGGAATAGTGTTGTTATCATAGTCATATGTTAGAGATTTGTCTACTGTTATTCTATCTAACTCAAAATTAATTTGATTTAATGTATAAGGTTTCCCTAGAGGATCTAACCATAATGTTTCGATATTATTTTTAATTGTGTCAGCAGTTCCTGGCTTGCAATATGCAAGAACCCAAGCAGGAGTATACCCTAGTGTTGAACCATTTGCTTGTTGACTTGTCATCCATTCAGGAAGTAATCTAAAGTCGAATTCTTGTCCTAAATTTTGACCAACCCTTGATCTCATATTTGGTAAACTGTTTGGATATAATGCTTGAGCAAATCCTGGAGTTAAGGCTGTATAATATTGTGGATTACCGTCAGCATCGTTATCTATGTAACTTGTGTATATATCCATCTCACTTGTATACCATGGGCCTTTGTTTAATGGAATATCTCTTGGCCATAAAATGCCTTCACTAACACTTTTGCCTTTAGGATTAACTAAGTTGTCTTGTACTTCTGAATACACCACTTCATATACTACTGTGCCTGCCGCATTTTTTGCAACTGCTGTTTTTAATTCTCCTAAAGTAATATATCTCCAATAATGATTTTTAGTAATAGCCGCAACATATTCATCAAAGTCACTAGCATAAATTCCATATGCATGTTCATATACTATACTAGATGATTTACCAAAATTAGAATCTTCTACTCTATACAAGTCGGCTGTAGGAAAAATTGTAGTGCTAGTTAATAACTGCTTGATAATTGCTCTATCTTCAAGTGAAGGAGCACATTTAATGTACAATGTGTCTGTTGGTTGATCGAATTCCTGATCAATTACTAATGTAAATTCTCTTGGAGAAAATACAACAGGATATAACGGAGAGTATGCTTCTATAGTAAAAGTGAATGTAGTTTGATCATCTAATTCTAATAATTCATCTGTAGGTTGATATGCAACTGTGCCTGAAATTCCGCCATCTGCAAGTACTGTTAAGTTTGGAGGTAGTTTTCCATTAGTTACTCTATAAGATAATGCTACGTCAGATGTTGCTTCAACTGCTAAGATTGATGTTTCACTATTATTCATTTTACCAAGATCACTAGGCGTAATCCAAGTAATAATACCATTGATGTCATTAGCAATAGTCATTTGGAAATTAAAGACAGCACTAGAAACATTAGTAAAGTTTGTCTTTCTAACACTCACAGAAAAACTATAATTATTAATACTGTTTTCTGCAATGACTGGAGTTCCTGTTATCCAACCAGTTGTAGCATCGCCGACTAAACCTAAAGGTAAGTTTGCGAATTGATATGTTAATGCATCGCCATCGAAGTCATGTCCTAACATTTTCCATGAAAAGTATTCTCCACTTTGAAACTGTCCCATGAGAGCAGATTCGCTTGGTGAATAAGTGAGATTTAGATCATTGTTAGGGAATACATAGTATCCATAATTAGTAGGATCATTGACACCTACATTAAATGTTGATGGTCTTGTATTGTAGATTGTGGGAACTCTTGTATTAGCAGGAAATCCAGGACCTCCTACATTTGTTGGTGCATTTTGATTTGCTACAATAATTAAATATGATTGTAAGTTGTTTCCTAAAGCAGATAATAGTTCTAGTGTGAAACTAAATGTTTGTACAGTTGGCTCACCTATTTGAATTTGTGGCAAGGTAGTTGTCATAATACCAGTGCCATCAGTCAGACTAAGAATTGTTCCGCCACGTGTCAAAGAAACAGTAAACGTTGTTGAATTTATTATTGAATGTACAAAGTAAGTAGTATTAGATACTAATCCACCAAATAACGATCCTGAAAACACAACAGGTCTATCTATGACGAATTCATCAGTACTTAGTACTTCTATCACATTAGATGACACAGATACCGCAGTTGTAGATACAGTAGAGTAATTAATATTAATGATAGGAGCTTCTGGATATCCTCTGATTAAACCTTTTTCATTTATTTCTAAGCCAGGAGGAAGTTTACCTTGTGCTAATCTAATTGTTATTTCGTTAGTAGAGATCGGATTGTCATATTCTACTTGTAATTCTCGCCAAACACTGTCATTAGTATTAAGTATTGTTCCCGTGGGAGTAGTAAATGTAGGAGTAGCAACGCCGCTGATCTCTATGCTAAATGCTCTATCTGCTATTTCAGTAGCATTACTTACTTCTGATGCTCTTACAGCAAAGTTATATACAGTATCGACACCAACGCTTCCTGGTGTGCCTGATAAGATACCAGTAGTACTGTTTAGTGTCAATCCTGAAGGCAACGAGCCACTTAACACTACATAAGATAATGTATCTGACACATCATCAGGAGTTGCTGAGAATGTGAAAGATAAAGGAATCAATGAAGGATATGCACCTATTGATCCTTTGGGAGTTACCCAAGTTGGATGATGACTCATTTGTTAAGACCTAAAGAGTAATGCGTTCTACCATCAACTTTAGATGCTGTCAATGATTTGCCTCTATTACCTTCTATATTATAAGTTACATGCACCCAGCCAGAGTCTGGTACTCCCGGAGTATAAAATTCTAAAATTACTTGATCAAAGTCTGTATTCTTTTCAATCCATTTTGCAAGATCATAATTAGATACACTATGTATTTCTATGTCTGCCGCTTGACCTTTACAATGTTGTGACTTAGAACTTCCGCCTACTGCTTTATTAAGTGCTTCCCCACGATATCCACTATTAATAATGACAGGTCCAAAATGATCTCTGACTTTTTGTAATACGTTTTCACACAATGCTTTTGCATTTTCTAAATGCTCTTCAGGCATAGAGTTGTCTAAGCCTTGACGTATAGCAGTTTGACTTTTTTCAAACTCTGTTAGTGTAAAATTCTTTGATAATCTCATTTGTTTCTTACCCTTCTTAAAGATGCAAAACATTATGCATATGTTGCGCCAACAGTATACCAATTTGCAGAGTTTGTACAAATATATTGTAATGTTGCACCCTCTGGATGCGTGAATGCATTGTTAGTACCTAATGAATTTATTTCATCACTAGTGTTCGGATATACTTTGAATGAGTTAGATACAGTATTGATTATGAATACTACTAATCCACCTTGAGCAACTGGTAATTTAATACCATTAGATGCTGATGCTGACGTTACTCTGTTAATTTCAGTTGTTAATGTAAACGCATCGCCCTGTGAACTACCTGAAGCACTTACAGAGTCACTAGATGAATGGAATAGAAACGAACTGACTGATGTTATATTTGGTTGTGCGGCAGTTGTTACCGTGCCTGCTAGTGGAGCACTACCTGCTGATGCGGCATATGTTGAGTTTGCTACTACGCCAGTAACATTACCACCTGCTACATTGTTTGCTATTGCCGCAAATCCTACTTGCCCACCTACATTTGAACCAGTTAAATTAGTTAAGTTGGCACCATCGCCTGACACAGATGTAAATGTACCACGTGTAGCAGAGATATTACCTACAGAAACGTTACCAGTTACTGTCAGTGAAGTTAAAGATCCTACTGAAGTAATATTAGGTTGTGCGGCTGTTGTTACTGTACCAGCAGTCGTTGCACTAGTTGCAACTGTCGCACTTGATACAGCACCAGAAACATTAGATCCTACTATATTAGATAAACCACCACCATCACCAGATATTAAACCAGTGTTTGCTGTGATGTTAACTGCTGTAATTAATCCATTAACATCTAACCCAGTTAAAGTACCAACTGATGTGATGTTTCCTTGTGCAGGTGTTGTTACAGTCTGTGCTGTTGTTGCTGTTGTTGCAGACGATACTGCACCAACTACGTTGCTTCCAGATACGCTATTTGCAACTGCCGCAAATCCGACTTCGCCAGATACATTACCACCTGCTACAGCATTTGCTGTTGCCGCGAATGATACTTGACCTGAGACATTTGCTCCTGCTACTGCGTTTGCTGTTACTGCTGTTGTTGCTGTTGTTGCTAAAGGAACTTCACTTACATTTGCTCCAGTAATACTAGATAATCCTGAACCGTCACCTTTAAATGTTCCTGTACCTGCTGATATTTCAATATTACCTGCGTTAGTAATTATATCTGAGTTAGTGTTTAAAGTTCCACCTAAGATTAATGAAGTTAACGTACCAACACTTGTAATGTTTGGTTGTGCCGCAGTTGATAATGGTCCACTTATAACTGGTGCAGTAAAAGTACCTGTTGTTTTGGTGAATGTAAATCCTGTATTACCAGCATACAAGCCTGAACCGTCATTGAATATGACCTGAGTATTTGCACCAGGCGCCGCAGTTACTGCTGTTGACCATGACAACACACCTGCACCGTCTGTTCTTAAGAATGCGTTTGCAACTCCACCTGTAATTGTTACATTACTTTCAGGTCCTAAGTTAGAAGTACTATTGAAATCGATGTTATTATCGAATCCACCTGATACAGACATTGAGCCTGCAACTTCCATGTTTGTTCCTGAATCTTTAACTTGTACTACGTTTGCTGAACCATTGATTGAAACTCTGAATGGTCCGTTAGTATCCACTATTGCATTACTTGTGCCGTTTGTAATAGCGGCACCTGCTGATACAGAGATGTTAGATAAACCACCACCATCACCAGTAATAAGACCAGTTGTAGTTAAGTTTCCAGCATCGACATTTCCTGTAACATTTAATGATGTTAGAGTGCCTGTTGATGTTATGTTTGGTTGTGCGCCAGTTTCTACTGTACCTGCTGATACAGCATATGTTGCATTTGCTACAGTACCTGATACATTAGCGCCAGCAACTGAATTTGCTACTACTGAGAATCCAACTTCGCCAGATACGTTTGCACCAGCAACTGAGTTTGCTATAGCGGCATTAGTAACTTCACCTGAGACATTTGCTCCCGCTACTGCATTAGCAGTTACAGCGAAATTTACTTGTCCAGTTACATTAGGACCTGCAACTGCATTAGCACTATCTGATGATACTGCATGTGTAGCATTTGCTACAACGCCCGAGACATTTGCTCCTGTAATTGCGGCTAAGTTAGCACCGTCGCCTGATACATATGTGAAGACACCACCTGTGCCAGACACATTGCCTGCAGACACATTACCTGTTACAGATAATGCTGATAATGTGCCGACACTTGTGATATTTGGCTGTGCCGCTGTTGTAACTGTTCCTGCTAATGGTGTACTGCCTGCTGATACTGCATACGTTGCATTTGCTACTAAGCCTACATTAGCACCTGCAATATTTGATAAGCCACCACCATCACCTGTAAATAATCCTGTGTTTGCTGTAACTGATTGTGCTGTTACAATTCCGTTAACACCTAATGCTGATAACGTTCCTACTGATGTGATGTTTGGTTGAGCGGCTGTTGTTACTGTGCCTGCTGTTGCGGCTGAACCAGTTACACTACCAGTGATGGGTGCAGTTACAGTAAGTCCAGATAGAGTACCTACTGATGTAATATTTGTTTGAGCGGCTGTACTTAGAGTACCTGTTAATGTAGTGGCACCAATAATACCTGTATTAGCATAGACATTTCCTGCTACTACATTGTTAGTTAATGTTATGTTATTGCCATCTATGTTGCCATTGCCTGATGATGTGTTTGCTAAGATATAACCGAAGTCACCTGCCGCATAAACCGCAGTAGGAGGCAGATCAATGTAAAGAGATTGACTTGTGTTTTCTATTTTTGCAACTGATAGTGTTCCTGGATTGCTTATCCCTAAATCTAATGTAGATGATCTAACAGTCCAGTTGGCAATGTTTGCAGAAATAACTACGTTGCCTGTAGGTTGATTTACTTGAATTCCAGACCCTGCAGTTTTGTTAACCGAGATTACTGCTTGATCACCCAGACCAGCAAATACTTCTGTAAAATTTAACTGAACTTTCTCAAATGCCGAGCGGATAGCATCTGCATTGGGATCGTCTGGGAATGCTCCGAAATCTATATTTCTTTGTGACATAACAATTCTTTCCTAATAGTAGTATTTATCGTTTGGAGATATTCTTCGTTATCCAAAAAAATACCCGACATTGCCGGGTATTATAAAAGTAAAAACTTCGTAGTTATTATTTTTCAGATAGGCTGTCAAGTTTGTTCAACATAGTTGCAAAACCAGATGATGATAAAACACTGCCTTCTTTAACTAAGTCAGCACCGTTATATCCCATTCTGTCATCTTGACCAGCAACAACTGGAATAGTTGTTTGACCTGTTGATTTCTGTTTGTTAAGTCCACCAGAGATAACTTTAGTCATAAAGTCAATGTCTTGCTCAAACGAAGTTTCCATGCCATCTTTACCAGCATCGTTAGCCCATTCGTCAAGTTTCTCTTCTTTCATGTCTCCACATGCTTCATCAACATCTTTATCGTCTTTTTTACCTTTCTTTTTATCTTGGTATGCTTTAAGACCTGCTGGAAGTTTACCTTCTTCTAAATCATCTTCTGATACTGCAAATTCTCTTTGATCATCAGTTTGAGTTTCAGTTACAGGTTCGATTGATCCATCTAAACTATCAGCAGATGCATCTTCTGCACCTTCTGTTGTTAAGTTATCATCGTCATGTTGTGATAAAGGCTGAGTAGGCTGTTCTGATGCTTCTACACCGACTTCTGCTAGTAAGTCTAAAGTTCTAAGATTTTCTTCTAAAGAAGGCTTTCTGTCTTCTTTATCTCTCTTACCCCATGCACCATCTGTGTCATCTCTACGGCCTTTTTCACTCTGTTTCTTACCAGATTCTTTGCCATGCTTCTCGCCATCAGACTCGTCTTCTCTATCATCATAGCCTTGTTTTTTAAATTCATCTAACTGAGCAAGTTCATCTAACTGTGCAAGAGTTTCTTCTAATGACTTAGGATCGTTATGGTCTTCTTTGTCTCTTTTGCCATACTTACCACGTTCATCATCTCTGCGATCCTTCATTGACTGCTTCTTATCAGATTCTTTGCCGTCTTTCATTCCGAGTTGTTCGTCTTCTCTATCATCGTAGCCTTGACCTTCATCTGCTCTGTGATGATCTTTGTAATCATCATATTCTAAATCTTTAGTGACATCTTCGCCATCTCTACCTGAGTGCTTACGACCATCATAATGTGCATCATGTGCAACTTCTTTACCTGCTCTTTCAGCATGGTCGTCCATCTCTGCATCTGATTCTTCTTCTAAATGCCCACCATGTCTATGACCGAAGTCATCACGTGATTGATCTCTACGACCTGCATAGTCATCATCTTTACCAGATTCCTTGCCATCTTTCATGCCAAGTTGCTCGTCTTCTCTATCGTTATAGCCTTGCTTTTCTTCTAAATGCCCACCATGTCTATGACCGAAGTCATCACGTGACTGATCTCTACGTCCTGCGTAGTCATCATCTTTACCAGACTCTTTGCCGTCTTTCATACCGAGTTGTTCGTCTTCTCTGTCATTGTAACCTTGATCTTCCATTGTTTTGTCGCCACATGCTTCTTCCATATGATCATCTGAACCACATGATTCGCATGTTTCTTTTTCATCAACAATTTCTTCTTCGTAGTCAACAGTTCCTGGTGCTTCTGCATCATCTTCCATATCGACAATACCCATTAACTTGAGCATGTCATCATGTGAACTTTGAGGCTCTTCTGATGGTGATTCTGAACCATAGAATGATACGTCTGCAACATCTGGTGTTACAACTTCTAATTCAGGATCTCCATAGTTGCCCATGCCTACGTCTTTAACAAACTTGATTAACTTATCTGCTTCTGCATCTGTAGCATTAACACTAACTCTGTCTTCTTGTCCTTCCATTCCAGACTGAACTGAGATGTTAACACCTTCTTCTACAGTCTGATCTTCATTTAATACAGACTCTAGTTCTGCTTCTAATGATTCAAATGTCCAGGCATCTTCATATGTTGCTTCTTTGTCGCCTTCAGTTGATGCATTCCAGTCATACTTGTCATCTAAACCAGCATCTTTTTCTTGTTCTGCTACAGTTTTTGTGAATTCTTTTCCGCCTACAGTGAACTTTTCGCCCTTGCTTACTTTGTCCATTGCCCCTGAAAATGCATTGCCTTCATCCATCTCTGCTTCGTCCATCGCACCGTAAGATGCCATAGTAGATACAACTTCTGATTCAGGTTCTTCATGCACGATTCCTACGATTGGCTCGTTACGAATTCCCATTTCTTTTGTAGAATCTTCATAAGCGTTCTTTACGCCACATGCTTCATCAAGGCCATGTTTGTAACCTTCGTGGTATGCCTTATGACCTTCAGATCCTTCGTCATGTGGACATGCATAAGATCCTTTACATAAACCATGAGCATGACCCATGTGCTTTGCCGCTTTCAGAATGTGATCAGCGCCTTCTTTTAAGTTTGTTTTAGTATTTTTAATCATAATATTAAGTTCTTTTTGATTGCACTTAGGGTGCAGTTGTTTTATTTGTGATGTAGAAAAGCCTTCTGAACACATAGATTTCACTTTAGAAATACTAGGTAGTTTACTAGATTTGCTTATCTTACCCTTAGCCTTTTCTTTTACAAGTTGAGGCGTATCAGAATCATTGGCTGCCAGAGCGGCGTTTGCCGCGGCGTTGCCTTTTTCATCATTAGTTGAATTTGGAGACCCATCATCTGCTGGATATTGAGCACCTTCTGCCATGTCTCTATTATCGCCACTTAGTGGAGATGTAAGATCCATTGATGATTCAGGTGGTGTGTCAGTTTCTGCTACTTTACCTTTCCAATCTTTCTTAGATCGTATAGCAAAATTAATTTGTCGTAATTTAGAAGTTTCTTCTTTAGTTCTGTCTTCTTTGCTTTTTAATGCTGAACGGGCTTTTTGCAATTCTGCGATAGTTTTGTCTGCCCATTTACCAGTAGATTTAATCTTAGTGTCACCAGCCCATTTTTCATCGAGTTCTTCTTCGTTTATCTCAGAATCACCCATTGTTAAGTTACCTTTATCAATTGCTGTTTGGATTTGGTTTGCTGTATTTGCATCTTTTACTGTGCCGATTGTCTCGCCATCTTGTGTAATATGTTGTGCTCCAGGGTCTGCTGGTTCTAATTTAAGTTCTTCAAAGACATTTCTTAATGTACCCTTAACGATACCAACACTTTCATCTAAATCTGGATCAAAATTATCTGATCTTTGTCTATACCCATAAAAACTTCCTTCTTTTTCATCGTCTTTATTTCTAAGTTTTTCTTGGTGTTTTTCAATAGCCTTTCGTCTTTTTGTTGCTTCTGAATCTGGTGCAGTCGGGTTTGGAATTTTTTGATCGGCTTCTGTTAACATAGTAGTAGACTCAGTAGAGTCTTCTGACATGTCATTGAATTGCGTTAAAATCTTTTTAAAGTCCATAGTTAAATCCTTATAGTCCCGCTGATGTTTCAGGCTTAGGCTGTCGTTTTACATCAGTAAACGGACTCTTTTGCCCTTTAACTGAATCATCTGTCCAAGGCTTCCAAGGATCAAATGAATCTTTAGTATTCTTTTGATCAGCAGGTAAACCTACTTTACCGACGTTCTTATATTCTGCATGTTTGTGTATGCTGTCTAAGTACTTATCACCATATTCTTCACTTGCTTCTTTTCCATTATCTTCTAATTCAGGTTCGCCTAATGCTGGTGATGCTTGATTTTCGTATTGCTCCATTTCATCATTAATACCGTCATTGTATGCAGTATTAACCATTCTTACATAGTTGATGTTATGACCTAGTAATTGAGCCATTTGTTGAACCATTGGTTCAGTACATGGGTATGCAAACTTGCATGTAAATATATGTACAGGCTCATTATTTAAATTTGGAAATCCATATGGATTTGCTTGAATTGGTGTTGATTTTGGACCTTTGATTTCAACTGGTGAGAACTTATCTAAGTTGAATTTAAACAACTCCAAGAAGTTCTTGTCAACGTCACCGGCTACTTTAATTGTGTAGTCATAAGTGTGGACGCTTTCTGCGATAAATTGTTTAAGATTTCTCATAATGTTTTGTTCCCGTGTAATATATTTATCATTCTTCTGTATTTTTAGCAGATAAAACTCGTAGTAATTCGTTACGATCCAAGTTTTGTCCTTCGCCTAAAGGAATATTATCGATCTTTTCATCAGCCTTTGCTTGACGTTGATCTAATGTTGCTTTCTTTAATTGTAGATCAATCATCTTTAATTTTTTGTTTAGTTTAGCAGTCTTAGCAGTAATAGCATGATTCAACATATTACTAGCAACACTAAAAATGTCACCGCTGAAACGTGAATCAACTTGCATTCCTAAATCCATTAAATCTTGGAAACTAGTTTCTGCTTTCTTGCTCAGTTCATCCATCTCTCTATCAGATGCTTCTAAGCCTCTAACTGTAGGCAAAGCAGTTTCAATCTTTTCTAAGTTACTTAATGCTTCTTTAGTAACTTCTTCTGCTACGCCTGGAATAGGCTCATTCAATTCATTGTCTTCGTTAGAAGCAATATCAAATAATTCTTCAAGTTTCTTAGTCATACAAGTATTTATCTACTTACTACGACCGTTGTAGAAAAGATCGTCTTCAGTAACAACTCTGAATTGAATGCCTTGAGTTTTGCAATATGCTTGAGCATACTTCCACTTAGCATGATTGATAGCAACAGTAATTGCAGTCTTAGGATTAGTTCTTTTTTCTTCAATGATACTTTGTGCTTTTGGTTTGATTTCGATCAGTTCTGCTTTTTTTCTACCAGTTCTATCTTGGTAGACAATAAAGAAATCTGGTATGTAATTTTTTCGTTTGCCTGTAATAGGATGTATATAAGGAATTGCTATAGATTCACTAGCCCATTGCAACACTTTGTCATTACTATCACAAAAGATCATAAACGTAAGTTCCCATCCAGATCGATATGTTGGCTTACCTTTGCCTACATATTTTTGTGGATTTCTTACAGTGTATCTGCCTTGTGCGTATTTTTGTCTACGAGCCATTATAGGGCCTTGTTATGCAATGATATTACGTTGTACTGCTTGATTAGGACTTACGACAGTGCTGATTCCATATAATGCAGTTTTAGATTTTAATAGATTTAAATAATATGCCATTTCGCTATTTACTTGTATACTTGTTTCTACATTAGTTCTAAAATAATCCATAAACACCATGATATCTGTGCCTGTTTGTTGTGCAATTTTAAACAACACAGATGCGAATTTTTTTGCAGTATCTTTTGTACTTTCAGAATTAGGGTCGCCTTTTAATACTCCAACAAAGTATGAATTTACTACGTCCCATTCATTGACAGGAACACTTAATGGTTCTGCATAAAAACTATCGAATATTTCTAGTGTGTTTTCTGTTTGTACTACTTCTAATGCCATTTTAACCGAATCCTAAATTTCTACTTATGTTACTTACTACACTCTCACCAAAATTCTGTTCCCCAGCATTTGCTCCACTGCCAGTAGTATTATTATTGTTTGCGGCTGTGGCACCACCTTGGTTAGAGATTTGAATCAATGCTGGACTTGCACCCATAGTAGGTGACCCAGAACCACCGCCATCACCAAATAAGCCGCCAGTTAATTTGTCTATAACAGCATCTTTAACTGCATCTTTAATACCGTCTTTAACAGCATCTTTTGCTTGTGCAATAACTGCTGATGGATCTAATTGTGAAAGTTTTGCTAATGCTTGTGCTTTTTCAAATGCAGTAGCATTCGGATCATTAAGAATAGCCATCTGTGCTGATGCCCCTCCTAATCCACCGACTCCTTGCCCTAATTGTTCGTTTGGACTATCTGTGTAGTCATAGTGTGCTTCAAGTCCAAATCCAGTAACTGCATCAATACCTTTAGGTCCATCTTCTTCCAGATTAAATTCTCCAGTATTGTGTGTTACTGTTTCATAATCAATTGTCATATTGTGTTGCATTGTTCCTTCAGGCTGATCATATGCATATGTATCGCCAGACCAGTTTGTAATAATTGGATTAATGAATGTATAAGCAATGTATTGATTGTTCCACAAACCATAAACTGTTATATCTTTGAAAAAAGAAGGTCTTTCTTGTTGTCCTGTAAAAGAATCTCCTCTATATCCATATTGCATGTCGCCAGATAAAGAAGGATCATATATATTACGTCTGTTATAAGTCTTTGTATCACCACTACCTAATTCTGGATTAAATGAATCTGCATAGTAATATTGATAATAAGCATTCCACATTGCTGTGATTTGAGATGCATTGTCATCATGGAATGTAAAATCTACAGGCTCATATTTAATTTTGCTTTGTATAATACGTTTTCTATTGTACTGATTCAACGTGTCAGTTTCAAATCTAAAAGAAGGAAGTTTAACTGATTTAACTAGTATTCCATAATTATTAGAAGCAACACCTGCGGGAGGAGTCCATGCGTCTGAATTGATATTAAAATAAGTATGAAAAAGAAATTTAACTTTAGGAGCATTTGAAAACTTATTCGGAATAAAAGTTTTAGCCGCATGTGTATAGTCTCTTAAGTAAACATCACTTAGAAACGCTCCGACTAAACTATCTTTTAGACTAGTAAATGCTGGATCAGCCATATATTTCTCCTATAGTCTTATTTATCTCTTTAAAAACCCCATAAAAAAACCGGGCGAACCCGGTTTTTAAATTTACTCTGTTTGCTATTAACCAGTAGCAGTACCTTGATCTGGTGCTGATACAGCATCCGCGATAGTTCCTGGTCCACCTACTCCGATCAATGCTCCTGCTCCGTCAGTTTGAACAGCATTATCATATGATACTGTTAAAGCAATTTGCACTGCTTCTGATGTTGCATAGTTTAACTGATTGTAGTTTGCTTGTTCTAAGTAGCAACCTGCTAGTTCCCATTGCTCTAAGATTACAGGATCTTTAACTCCATTACCACCATCTAAGATGTCAATGTTCATTGCGAATTTGTAATCGGCTCCTGAAGCAGATGATGCCTGCTCAAAGAAGTCTAGTTGTCTTTGCAACTGGGCGCCAACTGCTTTAGAAACAACGCCTGATGCATCGTCTCTAATGTTAACCTGAAGTGGCTGCCATGAATGTTTACCTGCTAGATAAATCTGTGAATTATAAACAGGAACTGTAATTTTTGCGAACTGTAACTGTGGTCTTGCTACATCAATAACTTGACGTGTCAATGTAACTGAACCTTCAGCATCACTACCAATTCCAAAGTTAGTAAACCCAACCCGGAATCTGTATTGAAGTTTAGGCATCAATAAGTTGACGTTCTCCCTACCTTCTGGTTTAACTGAAAGGTTTTTTAAAGTATCTGAGGCTGATGCCATTTTAATCTCCTAATATTAAATATATCTCTTAAATATATTTATCTTTTTTTTTAATCAAAGAGGCCGAAGCCTCTTTGTATATCTTTTTTACGATCCTGATAACTCACCAGTGTTAAAGATTCTAACTGGAATGTATATGAATTCAGCCGCTTTCACTGGCTCAACTGCTATATCAATCCAAAGTTCATTTCTATCAATTCTCGCTGGAGTATTGTTAGATGAATCACAAACTACTGAGTAATCAAATAGACCACGTTTTGAAACTAAATCAGCAAACAATGTTTCAACTACTGCCGCAATTGATTTTCTTGTTTGAACATCATTTGGTTCAAAGACAAATGGTCGTGCCGCTAATACTAATTGTCTACGTATGTAAGCGACTAATCGTGCTACGTTAACTCTATCTAAAGCAGATGATGAATTAAATGAAGTTTTGTTACCATAGTTCAATAATCCTTGACCTGTAAAGAATACCATTGGATTAATAAAGTTTGTGTATAACACATCTCTAATACCAATGCTTGTTTTAATTACTTCAAATTCACCACTTGCTGAATCTAAGTAACCAATGCTTGAAGCATTGTCGATAATACCACGTCTAGTTCCTGCTGGCGCTAACCAAGGATAAGCAACATTGTCATTACGTAAGATTGTACGTGTCATCATGTGAGATGATGGAACTGCTACTAATTGACCTGATAGATCAGTAGTAATACCTGATGGATAGAATAGACCCATATAAGTATTTCTAGTTACTAGACCGTCTTCACTTGTTGCTGTTGCTCCTGCCGCGTTAGTTGCCCAAGCCTGAATATCAGTTGCACTATCTTTCAATCTCATTGGTGTATCACCAACGATGTAAGAAGTTTCGCCTCTATCAGAGTTCAATGTAACCATATCTGGTTGTAACTCAGGATAGTTTGGACATGCTTGTAAGTTGAAGTAGTTATCTTCATCTCTAATAGCAGTGTTAGATGCGATTGCTGATCTCATTGATGTTACCACCATTGCTCTTTGAGCCTTACGACCTGCGTACATAGAACCGTCTGCTTCTAAACCTGAAGCAGTTACCCATGCATCTTTTACAGTTGGTAATACTTTGTTAGGGAATCTGTCAGCATTGAAGTAATTAATTCTGTATTGCTTGACATTGTATCCTGAACGTCTCATGTTCCACATCAGCATACCTACTGGGTAGTTTGCTGTATTTGGAGCATCAACGTCTAAGTAATTACTTGCTAGTAATGATACGATGCTTGGAATAGGATCGTTTGCTGGATTAGTTGTTCCGTTAGTTGCCCAACGTGCATCTGCAAATAAGATACCATCTGGTGAAGTTTGATCACTCTTATCGAGTAAGACCCACTTATCAACTGCTGAACC